GTTTTCCACCAAATTGCATTGATCTCATTGATGGTAATACTTTTTTGTCATACACAAATTTATATACCTCTCTTATTTCACTCTCAAGTGATGGGTATTTCTTAATGTGCATATTAATGTTTCGGGTTACTAATTCTCCCCAAGTTTCACGTCTATTTAATTCTGGTACAAATTTTGCGTACTTCATATAAACCGTTAGATCCGATAAAATCTGTTGTGATGCGTCCATAGTTTTGTTAATTGTTTAATTTATTTGTTCTTTTTGTTTTCTTTTTTCCATCAACTCTTTTACTCGTTGACGTTGTCTGTCTTCTTTTTGTTCCTCCACACCTAAAAATGTCATAGAACTTTCGGTATCAATTTCTAACATACCGTTGTCGAATTTACAATTTTCAAAGACAATACCATCATCACCAATTCTTGATTTAGTTATTGCTATTGTCGCCAATTTTAATTCTTTTTGTTGTAATGTTTTTGCAACTGAGATAATTACGTGTCCAACTTGTGCCTTCTTAATTGATCCACCCATTTGATCTGTTGTAACCACTTCAGATGATATTGAGCTTCTGTTTCCTTGTGTTGCAGTCCAACCAACAAGGTCAAGTTCGTGACACATTGATTCAAAACCTCTCATTACAGATCCTTCACTCTTCCATTCATCACCCAAATTCTTATCCGGAACAACACAATCAATATAATCCAATAATACCATATCTATCTTGGTACCATCCGCAATTAACTTTCTGAGTTGGTTCTTAATTTGAAGCATTGTTACCGTATCTGAGGGCAACTTTTGCATAATTAATTTGTTCGGCATAGAATCCTCAATCTCCTTAACTCTTCGGATAACCTCATCCTTTTTTTCTGATAATTCGTCCGGGTGAATTTTAGTCCATAATGTGTAATGTTTTCTCTGAATAATCTTTGGATTATCTTCAAAGAAGATCTGTATTACATTGTTCCCCAAGTTAAATGCGTGGTTAGCAATCTTAGTTAATAGAGTTGATTTACCAACACCAGTCGGTGCCAAAATAACTCCAATCTCACCTTTAGCCAAACCACCCTTTAACAACCTGTCAATACCAGGTATTCCCATCGGTATGGGGTGTCTGTAGTCATCATCTAATACTTGATCCAAGTTACTAAAAACACTTGCCAAATTTGTGTTTTTTTCACCTACTTGTAATGCCTCTCTAAACATTTGTTCTATGGTCTCATAACTCTCAAATTCACCACCATCAATGATTTTTTGAGCCTTACCCATAACTTTAATTACTTCTTCTTGTTTGCAAAACTTAAGTGCCTTGTCTTGAACAAAATCCCCCCCGTCAATAGGTGCATCCTTGATTTTACCAATCATATCCAAAACAATCTTGGATGCAATCTCTTGTTGTAATTCGGATTTTGCTACTTGTTCTAATGTGTCAAATGATGGTGTGTGATCGTATTTTTTATAATACTCTCTGATCATCTGGATAATTATTTTAAAATATTTGTTTTCAAAATAACTAGACTCAATCACATCAATAATTGAGTGTGAAAATTCTTTATCCAAAATGATTTGATTCAATAACTGAATCTGAAAATTGTTCCCTAAATAATCAAAATTTTTGTTTGTCGCCATATGTTTTTTATTCGTTCGTAAAGATAAATACTATCAAACTAAACTAAATCCGCCATATTCCGTATTAAAATTTTTACCTGAAAAAATGTCAGTCAAATCAGATAGTATACCTTTTAGTTGTGGACGTAGGTCTACGGTGTATCTTACCTTTGGTGGGTACACTTTTGCGTCAAACACTCTATGACAAATTGTCATATCTCCAACCCTAATTATTAAATTAAAGTTCTCTTCACCATCTGTATTTGATGTGTTTAAGATGTCAGGATTTTCCTGAATTTCATATTGATTGTCCATCATATAGACAACAGTTCTCATCTTCATATTATAAGTCAATTGGCGACATAAGTCAGCAATATAGTCATAAACATCTAATGAATTTTTTGATTCAGGATTAAAACCCCTAACATTAAAGAATCTTTGAACAACAATGTTCTCATTACACTTTAAAAGGAATTCCACTTTTGTAAAATCTTGATCTCTCATAAATTTGTTTTTTTGTTTTTGTAAATTGTTTTTTCTTTTCTTGTTAATTTTAAAAATGGTTTTATAAATCCAACCCAAGCGTCATCCCGTTTTGGTAAATACTTAAAGAATCCATCCGACATCATCATCTTCATTAAGTTTCTATAACCCCTACCATCAGGATCTAAACTTTCTGAATAATATTGTTTAACCATCTCCTTACCCTCTTCACTTATAAGTGGTTCAGATAAATCAACCAATATCTTGTTTATTTCGTAGAACTTTTCCCCAAGAATCCCCTCCTTCGTTTTTCCACTTATTAGATTATTTAAAACAACACTTTTACCTTGTTCTTCCAATAATTTCTTACCTCTTGTTAAAATATCAGTAAAACTTATTTCCGAATCAAGTATTTCAGGAAATAATTTAACTAAAGTTTTCTCCCCCATTAAACTAATACCATCAATGTTGTCTGATGTATCACCAGCAACAATCTTAAATGTTTTAATATTATAATGGGGAATTGAACAATCTTTGAACTTAATATTGTCACCAAACTTATAATATGATTTTAGGTTTGGGGAATATATTGTTACTGTTTCTGATATTAATTGAGTTAAGTCTTTGTCAGCCGAGAATATCGTTTTTACCTCATCTAAAGAGATCTGACAGTAATAGGCAATAAGATCATCCGCTTCCGAATTTTCAACCTCCAATTGTCTTATAAACATCTCTTCAAGGTATTGTTTAACTCTTGTTTTTTGTTTGTTAAATGAATCTGTCTTCTCCATATTATCAGGAGAAGATTTACGATTCATCTTATATTTGGGGTATATTAATTTTCTTTGGGTTGAGTTTGTATCACTATCCCAAAAAACCATAACTTTGTTAAAGTTAGTTTCCTCTAAAAATTTACGGATTGTGTTAAGGAAATGCCAAGTACCACCAATGTGTTCCCCATCATTATATAAATCCTTAACTCCGTGAAATCCAATTTTTAATAAGTTGTTACCATCAACAATAAGTGTTTTGGTCATTTAAATTTTTTTATAATTGTTACTACAATATTTTGTTACTCTTTTTTAAATTATCTTCAGCCCATAGAGGTTGGAGATTTGTATAATGACACAATTTATAAAGTTCATCTTCAGTTTTTGCTGACGATAATGGAATAATGTGATCAATATGCCATTCACCCCTATTGTCCCAATCCATACCATCAATAAATTGGTTTTCTAAATGTTCCTTGAGGAATTGGGGCGAACAACCTACAATATTAAAAGTTTTGTTTCTCTTGGTGATGTTAAAAATTTTTAAGTATTTCCACAATCTACATCTTATTCTATTGGTTAAATTAAAAATAGGGTCACTATCTCTTCGTTTTTTCCGGATTTTTATCTAACCATTTTTTTTTAAACTCTAAAACCTTTTCAGTATTATTTTCTCTGTATTTTTTATGTCTATTATAAACCCATTCAGGATTCTTGTCTCTCCATTTTTTTTGTTGTTCTAAAACTTTTTTAGGATTTTCTTTTACATATTTTTTACCACGTTCACTATTACATTTTTTACAACAATACAACAACCCATCTTTTGAACTCTTAGACTTACCAAACTCACAAACACCTTTATCGTTTTTACAGATACTACAAACTTTTGTCTCCATTTTTAATATACCCCTTTAATAGTTTATTAACAAGAGAAGATAAGTTTATAGATTTATCCTTAAAGTATTGTGGTAACTCGGGATCAATTGCCACCGAAACCTTTACCTTTTTTTTATCATCATCAATCTTATATCTTCCCATATTATATAATTATCTTAAAAATACTTAAAAGTAGTAAAAATATCAATTTTTTTTATTCTTCAGGGTCAATGTCATTAGTAGATTCATCCAAAGAATATTCCGAATAACCTAATTTTGTTGCCCAATACTCCGAATATTCTTTTTTATAATTATCTAAAGCCTCTTTTGTGTCTTCAATATACCCTTGCGGTACTGCAATTATTTTACCATCCTTGTAACCGAGACCATTTACGTGATTTTTCAAAATAGATATTTTTGTTCTAATTGCAAATGACACCTTTCTACCGTCTTTAGTTGCATCAATATGACTGATACCAGCCTTTTTCTGATTACCAAATAAGAATATTAAACTACTCGCCAACCATATTGCTATACCACCTTTGGCTCGAATTTCAGGTTGACCAAATGGATTGTCCGGTAACTCGACCCATGGTTGATTAACTACAACTAAAGTATTATAATATGGATAATCTTCTTTTTTAGATTTAGAAATTCTGGAATGTATCCCCATACCTATTTTATCCGCAAGAACTCTTGAGTTGTGCATGGACCCACCCTTTCCGTCAAAAGTCATCTGACACGGAACTGACCCAATACTATCAAACAAAAACAATAAGTTATAAGGGAGGTTACCCTTCTCTTGTTCGTCTAAAATATTGTTAATAAAGTCCGTTGCCTGTTCAATAACATCAAACGAATCGTTAAATATAAAGTCCCCATCCCAAGTTCCATCCGCATTTTTTTGAGCCTGTAACCCCAATTCCACACTATGTTCAAAACTCCACTTCTTCTCCGTTATAATAAAAACTGGTAAGTGACCCTTTTTCTGAGCGTCCGCAGCCGCTAATATCAACGCGGTTGTTTTTCCCGCATTACTATGTCCCAAGAACATATTTATACCCCCCATTACAGGTCCGGGTAGTCCGCAAGCACCCATAAATGCTTCACCACAATTGTAAAAACTTTCTGGTTTATACTTTGTTTTTGTTGAGAATTTACCCTTGATTGCATCCAAGGATATTTCTTTCTTTTTTATTGCCATAATAATTTGTTTGTTTTTTTAAAAGATAAAAAAAAGCACCGACATTGTAAATCGGTGCCTATCATTTAGGTTCTTTTTATTTAAAATGGTAGATCTTCATCCACATCAGAACTTAATTGTGGATCTACAGTAGTCTTTGTCTCTTGTTTTGATCCCCCAATAGAAGTTTCTGCAACCTCATCATTACTATAGGCATAACCACCTTTTTCACTATCCCAACGTGGAGTTTCACCTCTTGATAACGCTTCAAGGTATTCAATTGGTTTTTTAGAATAAACATCTTCCCAAGTCAATTCATCATTGATCCAAGTGTTCATTGTTTCCACATCTTCGTGAGTTGGTGTTGGGTCATCATACATTACAGTTTGAATTACCGTGTATACCGCCCCTTTTGGTGTTTTTGCTTTTGTAAGTTCCAAGATTAAATCACGACCCTTATCAGGATCAGTAACATCACCTTTTGCTTTCCAAATTGGAATAATTTTATCAAGGATTCCTTCTTGTTTGTAATTGTGTTTAAATCTCCAAAACTTAACTCCGTCTTGTTCGTTATCACGATCAATTACTTTAACGATATAAAACTTACGAGCTTTATATTGTCGTGCCATTTCTTTGTCAGATTCTTTACCCGTTGACATTAATTCTTCATAAACTTCACTCAAAGGAGATCTTTCATTATCATTTTTTCCCGGATCGTAAAATTTTTGCCATTTACCATCAAGATTGATTTCATGAAACCACACTTCTTTGAAGGGGGAGGATCCGTCTGGTGTAGGTAAGATACGGATTCTTTTTTGTGCTTGCTTTTCGTTGTCTTTAAGTATTGCAGCAAAATACTTTTTCATTCTTTCTTCTTGAGACATTTTTGAAGTGGAAGAAGAACCACTTTGTTTTGAGCTTTCATACTGAGCCAAAACTGCATCTAAAACATTGTTTGTCGCCATATATATTATTTATTAAAAGTTTACAATAGAAATTATAATTAAAATTTGTGT